TATCAGATTATAAGGCAATACGACCAAAACACGATAACGGAATTTTGCTGCACTCGTGAAAGGTTCAACAATCTATACTTACCAAAACAATAACTATTTTATTTCGTGTATTGTATATGGAACTAATCAAACATTCTAAAAACGTACACGAACTACATTTAGAAGGAAAAGAAGTTAGGATGGCAATGTTATCAGATATACACTGGGACAATCCAAAATGTAATTGGGACTTGCTAAAGAAACACTTAGACTATTGTTTAGCAGAAGATATACCTGTAATGGTTAACGGAGATTTCTTTTGTCTTATGCAAGGAAAAGGAGATAAGCGAGGAAACAAATCAGATATAAGACCCGAACACAATAACTCTAGGTATTTAGATAGTATAGTTGAAACGGCTGTAGAATGGTTTTCTCCTTACGCTCACATATTAACTGTTATAGGTTTTGGAAATCACGAAACATCGGTGATTAAATACCAAGAGACTGACGTGCTCCAAAGATTTGTAGACTTACTTAATTACAAGAATGGAAGCAATGTACAAACAGGTGGTTATGGTGGATGGATAGTGATTAAACAAGTTATTGAAAGCAGTAAAAGCGTTTATTATAAGATAAAGTATTTTCACGGAAGCGGTGGTGGTGGAGTAGTTACTAAAGGAGCATTGAATTTAACTAGAGCTTTAGAAATGTACGAAGGGTTCGACATCTTTACGATGGGACATATACACGAAAACTCAGCAAGGCACGATGTTAGAGATACGCTTATTCATAATTCTATGGTAGGTTATCATTTAGAGCAGAAAGAACTCCATTTGATGATTACTGGAACGTATAAAGAAGAATACGGAGACGGCAGTAAAGGTTGGCACGTTGAACGAGGCGCACCGATTAAAGCCATTGGAGGAAGAATCTTAACTTTAAATGCTAAGAGGGTGCGAAAAGGCGAAAGCGATAGATTAGTTAAGCATATTGACAGCATAAGGTTTCAGAAGTGGGAGAAATAATTAACAACCCTTTAAGGTATAATTTTATAGTAAAACACGGATTTAAACCCGATAAGGTATAATAATACTAAATACTATTTGCAAAAACATATAAAAATGGCAAAAGTAATTATAGAATTTGATTCAGTAGAAGAACAAGAATACCTAAGAGATGCTTTAGATGGTTACAAATGGAAACTAACTGTTTACGAAATAGACCAATATTTAAGAAATGAAATTAAGTATAACGAAAAATTGAGTAACTTTGAGGTTAAATTTGCTGAAAAAACACGAGAGCAAATAAGAGAAATATTAAATGATTATAGTTTAAATTTAGATTAAGTAAAATGGAAAAGAAAGACAACAGCGGAGCGTTATTTAATAACGACAAAAGAGAAAAAGAAACACACCCAAACTATCAGGGTAAGGCAACTATTAACGGAATAGAATATTATGTATCTTCTTGGATAAAGGAAGGTAAAAACGGAAAGTTTCAAAGCCTAAGTTTTAAGCCAGTACAAGAATCTAAACCTGCTGCTTCAGGTAGACCAAGTTATAATAAAGAGTTTGATGATTTTTTAAATAATATATGAAGCAACAAGCGATAGTTTTAAAGAACGCTAACGGAATAACTAGACAAATGGTTAACAATCACTTACTAAAACACGAATTAAGTTTAAACGCTTTTTCTAAGTTAGTAGGTATAAAACAACCTAATCTTCATAAGTTTATGAATGGCAAAAGACTTTCTAGCAGGTCAATCGAAAAGTTAGGGGAGTTCTTTAGTAAATAATTTAAGAGCAGAACGTAAAAAATTCTGCTTTTTTTTATTTGGTATTATATTTATTAATATATTTGTTCAACAATTAAAACTTATATTATGAAAAACTTAATGATTGAATGCCCTGAATGCGAAGGTTGTGGATACGTAACAATAGATTTAAATGATACGTACATTCCTTACGAGCAAAAGTTAGTAGATTACACTTGTATGGTATGCGATGGTAAATGTGAAATCCTATGTAAAGACAAAGTAGAGGATAAAATTATGATAGTTGACGATATAATTCAGGGAATGCAGGATAGAATGCGAGTAATATCTGACACGATTATGTTTTGTAAAAAAGGTTTGTTACACGAATTAAGCGAAAAATACGTTTATAGATTAGATACTTGCGCTCGTGGTTTAGGTCGTTTGTTAAACTATAGAAAAAAATTGCATAACTTAGTTGCGTGAAATTAAAAAGAACTAACGAAATTGCCTTTGGATTCAGCTATAAACGTAGTGGAACCTTAGGCATTTTTTGTTTATATTGGGTTTTAGAAATCTACATATGAACTGGATAACACAAGTCGCTAAATACCACAAAGAATACGTAAAGACGATTCAAAGTTTTGGCGAACAGTTTTACGCAGAAGATTTAGTACAAGAAATGTATATTCGATTATTGACTAAAAATAAAGAACAACAGGTTATAGTTAACGGACAAGTAAATAGGTATTACGTCTTTTTAACGCTTAGGAGTCTTTTTATAGACTTTTATCGTCAAAAGAATAAAGTTATTAAGGTAGACATAAAAGAAGTGCTTACGTTGCAACAAATAGACGAACTAGAAGAACACGAAGGATTCTCAAGGCTATTAAAAAAAGTAGATAGCGAAGTTAAAACGTGGGAGTGGTACGACCAAATGCTTTTTAACCTGTATAAAGACTCTAATAAATCAATGCGTGAAATATCCAACGGAACGAATATCAGTTTACGTAGTATATTTTGCACGTTAAAGAATTGTAAGGAACGAATTAAAGACAACGTACACGAGGATTATTTGGATTATTTAAATAACGATTTTGAATTAATATAATAAATATGGCAAGAAAAAGACGAACTAAAGAAGAAATATTAGCAGCACAAAGTGAAGGCTTAGGAGACACAATAGAAAAGGTCTTAGAAGTTACTGGAATAGCAAAAGTTGCTAAATGGGTATTAGGAGAAGACTGCGGATGCGAAGAACGTAAGGCAGTTTTAAACAAATTATTCCGTTATAGAACACCATTGTGTTTAACCGAACAAGAACACGGATGGCTAAAAGAATGGTTTAGTAAAAATACGGAAGTAGTAAAACCTAGTGAACAAAAAATGTTTTTTGATATTCACTCTAGAATCTTTCAGGTAAGAAACGAACTAACTAATTGTCCACCTTGTGTTAAAGCACGAATAGACGATTTAAGAAAAGTATTTAACGAATATAAAGACGAATAAAAAAGTGAGTCTAATGTTAACAAGCGATTACTATATAGTGTTTATGAATCCATCCAAACATAAACAAGAATGGAACGCTATCAAGTTAATAATGAAAGTAGCTGAGGTTAAGTATTGCGTCTTTATAGATTTTAAGATTTACTCTTTAGAAATTCACGCAGTAGATAAACTCGAATTTGAAACATATAGATATAACTCAAACTAAATGCAAATAGTAAAAATAAGCGAGGTTAAACCAAACCCAAAGAACCCGAGAATAATAAAAGACGGAAAATTCCAAAAGTTAGTTAAGTCTATTCAAGAGTTTCCTGATATGCTAAATAAACGTCCGTTAGTGGTTTTTACTGACGTAGATAATAAATATGTTGTATTGGGTGGTAATATGCGTTTAAAAGCCTGTAAAGAGATAGGATTAAAAGAAATTCCTATCATAGTAGCTGACGAATGGACGGAGGAACAGAAAAACGAATTCTTAATAAAAGACAATGTAGGTTTTGGAGAGTGGGATTGGGACAGTTTAGCAAATGAATGGGATGCTGAAAAGTTAGACGATTGGGGTTTAGATATTCCTAACTTTAACAATGTAGATTATTCAGAAAAAAACGAAGAAATTGATATTGATAGTTTAGATGAAACAATGACTATTAAATTAAACTTTACTGAAACAGAATACTGGACTGTTAAACAACAATTATCTGAAATAGCGGCAACCCCTGAACAAGCAATCTGGAAATTATTAGGCAATGAGTAAACACAGATTTAATTATAAGTGGTATTTAAAAGACGGATACCCGCAAAAAAACGGATTAAAAGTATTTGGAACTTTTATTTGTGGAGGAGGCTCTACAATGGGTTATAAGTTAGCAGGATTTGAACATTTAGGAGGTGTTGAAATAGACCCTCAAGTTGCTGATGTATATAAAACAAATCACGATCCGAAATATTTATTTGTTGAGGATATAAGAGAATTTGCAAATAGAACTGAATTTCCTGAAGATTTATACAACCTTGATATTTTAGACGGTTCGCCACCTTGCTCAAGTTTTTCAATGGCCGGTAACAGGGAAAAAGATTGGGGAAAAGAAAAAGTATTTCGTGAGGGACAAGCAAAGCAAAGATTAGACGACTTATTTTTTGATTATATAAAACTTGCAAAAAAATTACAGCCGAAAGTTGTTATTGCTGAAAACGTCAAAGGAATGTTACAAGGCAACGCAAAGACTTATGTAAAGCGAGTAAAAGACGAATTTGAAAAAGCAGGATATAAAGTTCAATTATTTTTACTTAATGCTGCATCAATGGGAGTACCTCAAAAGCGTGAACGGGTATTTTTTATTTGTCAAAGAAATGATTTAAATTTTTCTAAATTAGAATTAAAGTTTAATGAAGAGTCAATAAAATTAGGTGAATTTATAGATAGCTCAAAAGGATTAAATTTATCAAAAGACGGAAAGTTATATTCAGATTGGTTACAAAGAATAGAAACAGATAAAAATTTTGGAGATATTTGTTTAAGAACAGAAAAAAAACAAAAATCTTTTGGAAGAGTTTTGATTAAAAAAAATGATTATGCTCCGACAATTGTAAGCGGAAACCAATATATTTATTTTGATGAATTTAAAGAAATATCAAATCAAGATATTCAACAAATAGGTAGCTATCCTCTCGATTACAATTTTAAAAAAATAGAACCAAAGTATTTAATTGGTATGTCAGTTCCTCCTGTAATGACTGCACAGGTTGCAACTGAAATTTATAATCAATGGTTTAAATAAACAACGAATAAACAACGTACAATGGCAGGCAAAGGACAAATAGAACCACGTTGGGAAAAAGGCGAAAGCGGAAACCCAAACGGAAGACCAAAAGGAGCAAAGAATAGAAGTACAATAGCAAAGTATTGGTTAGAAGTTAATCAAAAGCTAAAGAACCCTTTAACTAATCAAGAAGAAACAATGAGCCAAGAGGACTTAATGACTTTGGCACTTATAAAAAAAGCACGTGAGGGAGATGTTGCAGCTTACAAGGCTTTAATGGATAGTGGTTATGGTGCGCCATTACAACAAATAGAACAAACAATTTTAGAACAACCATTATTTCCTGATGTTTCAGAGAACGACAGCAACGAATAAGGTACTTGGTTTAAAAAGACGAATTAAAATAATACAAGGTGGCACAAGTGCTTCTAAAACGTATTCTATTTTAGCAGTATTAATAAACAAAGCAATACAACAACCTAACTTAGAAATAAGCGTAGTAGCTGAGTCAATACCTCATCTTCGTAGGGGTGCATTAAAAGACTTTCTTAAAATACTTAAATGGACTAATCGCTTTAACGATGAGCAGTTTAATAAATCTTTATTAACTTATAACTTTAAAAATGGGAGTGTTTTTGAATTTTTTAGTGCGGATGATAGCTCTAAGTTACGTGGTGCTAGGCGTGACATTCTTTATATTAACGAATGCAATAATGTTACCTTTGAATCTTATAATGAACTTGCTATACGGACTAAAAAAGAAGTATTTTTAGACTTTAATCCTGCAAATGAATTTTGGGTTCACACCGAACTAAAAGACGAACCTGACGCAGACTTTATAATACTTACTTACAAAGACAACGAAGCCTTAGATGATAGCATTGTAGCACAAATAGAAAAGAATCGTTTAAAAGCAGAAACTAGCGCATATTGGAGTAATTGGTGGAGGGTTTATGGATTAGGAGAAATAGGAATGCTAGAAGGTGTTATATTCTCTAACTGGAAGCAAATAGACACAATACCTAAAGAAGCTAAGTTAATAGGAATAGGTTTAGACTTTGGTTATACGAATGACCCGACATCAGCAATAGAAATTTATAGTTATAACGGAACACGAATAGTAAACGAACTTGTTTACCGAACAGGAATGTTAAATAGCGATATAGCTAAAACACTTCCTAATAATTGTCCGATATATGCGGACAGCTCAGAACCTAAATCAATAGACGAAATAAGACGCTACGGAAAGACGATTAAAGGAGTTACAAAGGGCAAGGACTCAATTAACTACGGAATTGATGTAATGCAGCAGCAGGAGTATTTGGTGACAGCAAACAGCACGAATCTAATCAAAGAACTACGTGCTTATTGTTGGGATACTGATAAATCAGGCACCAGGTTAAACAAACCAATAGACATAAATAACCACGCTATAGACGCTTTACGTTATCACGAAATGGAAACATTAGGTTTAAAGCGCAATTACGGAACATATAATATACGTTAATGACAGACAATACAGCGGTGATGATACACATAGTTGAGCAATTCATCTATGAAAAGACGGGTAAGAAAGTTAAAATCGTATTT